TATCTACAAAAAATAAAGCAAGGACTTGGACGTATGGATACAATGAGAAATATGAATTTGTTGTTATATCTAAGTCAGGTCAGATTGGAGATGTTATAGATATTAATGGCTTACATATTGCTTTACCAAAACCACCTTCTAAAATTTATTCAAGATCTAAAAAGAAAGAAGATCAGTATTGGCATACTCATGAAATAGCTAAAGACTTAAAAAGAATACAATCTATATTTCAGTGGCACGAAACTCCGATACAATTCAAAAATAAATGGGTAGATTATATTGAGTCAGAGTTTGATAGAAGAGATGAAGGATTCTGGTTTATGAATAATGGTGCTCCTACTTATATTACAGGAACTCATTATATGTATCTACAATGGACAAAGATTGATGTTGGTCATCCAGACTTTAGAGAAGCCAATAGATTGTTCTATATATTTTGGGAAGCTTGTAAAGCTGACAAGAGAAGTTTTGGAATGTGTTATTTAAAAATAAGACGTTCAGGGTTTTCATTTATGAGCTCGTGCGAGGGCGTGAACACAGCTACAATTACCAAAGATTCAAGAATAGGTATACTATCAAAAACTGGAGCGGATGCAAAGAAGATGTTTACAGACAAGATAGTTCCTATATCAAATAACTATCCTTTCTTTTTTAAACCTATACAAGATGGTATGGATAAGCCTAAAACAGAATTGGCTTATAGGGTTCCAGCTTCTAAGATTACTAAAAAGAATATGTATACAGTAAGTGAAGAAGAGCTGGAAGGTTTAGATACTACTATTGACTGGAAGAATACATCTGACAACAGTTATGATGGTGAAAAATTACAATTATTATTACATGATGAAAGTGGTAAATGGGAAAGGCCAGAGAATATATTAAACAACTGGCGTGTAACTAAAACATGTTTAAGGTTGGGTAGTAAAGTTATTGGTAAATGCATGATGGGGTCAACCTCAAATGCATTAGATAAAGGTGGGAGAAATTTTAAAGATTTATTTGAATCTTCTGATTGCAAAAACAGAAACGCTAACGGACAAACAAAAAGTGGTTTATATAATTTGTTTATTCCTATGGAGTGGAATATGGAAGGGTTTATTGATATGTACGGCATGCCTGTATTTAAGAATCCAGAAAAACCTATAAAAGGAATAGATAAAGAACCTATAATACAAGGAGCTATTGATTACTGGTCTAATGAAGTTGAGTCTTTAACCTCAGATCCTGATGCATTAAATGAATTTTACAGACAGTTTCCTAGAACAGAGTCGCATGCATTTAGAGATGAAAGTAAACAGTCATTATTTAATTTAACTAAAATATATCAGCAAATAGATTATAATGATTCTATAAACATGGCTCATTATATGACTCAAGGAGGTTTCCATTGGAAAGATGGGATTAAAGATTCTAAGGTTATATGGAGCCCAAACAAAAGAGGAAGATTTTTTGTAACTTACATCCCTAAAGCTTCTCTTCAAAATAATGTTATTACGAAGGGTGGAAAGATGTATCCAGGGAATGAACATATTGGATCGTTTGGTTGTGACTCTTATGATATTTCAGGAGTTGTAGTAGGTAAAGGTTCTAACGGAGCTTTACATGGACAGACAAAATTTAATATGGATGATGCGCCTAGTAATGAATTCTTTTTAGAATATATTGCCAGACCTCAAACCGCTGAGATATTTTTTGAAGAAGTTTTAATGGCGTGTATTTTTTATGGCATGCCAATATTGTGTGAAAATAATAAACCTCGTTTGTTGTATCATTTTAAGAATAGAGGATACAGAGGGTTTTGTTTAAATAGACCGGATAAAACTTATAATAAATTGTCTAAAACTGAAAGAGAACTAGGAGGTATTCCAAATTCATCGGAAGATGTTAAACAATCTCACGCCTCAGCTATTGAGTCGTATATTGAAAAATATGTAGGGTTAGATTTTGAAGGTGATTATAGAGAAAAAGATGATATAGGAAGTATGTATTTTCAAAGAACATTAGAAGACTGGGCTAAATTTGATATTACAAACAGAACAAGGTTTGATGCGGCTATTAGTTCAGGGCTTGCAATTATGGCAAATCAAAAACACCTATACACTCCCACTCAAAAACAATCAAAAATAAGCATTAACTTTGCGAGATATAATAACAAGAACTCAGTAAGTCAATTACTTAATAAATGAAAGAAGTAACAATAGATATACAGGCTGCTGCATTTCCAGATCAATTCGTTTCTGATGCTACAAAAGATACCGTAGAGTATGGATTACAGATAGGTCAAGCAATACAATACGAATGGTTTAGAAGAGATAGTGGCTCATGTAGATTTTATAATCAATGGAATGAGTTCATGCGACTACGTTTGTATGCTAGAGGAGAGCAATCCGTAGCAAAATACAAAAACGAATTAGCAATAGATGGCGATTTAAGTTATCTTAATTTAGACTGGACACCCCTACCTATAATACCAAAGTTTGTCGACATCGTGGTTAATGGAATGTCAGACAGACTTTTTAAAGTTAAAGCATATGCTGAGGACGCATTGTCAGCTGAAAAAAGAAATGAGTTTCAAGAAATGATAGAAGGTGAAGTTTTGGCTAAACCTTTGTTTCAACAAATAGATCAAGATTTTGGAGTTAATGTTTTTCAATCAAAAGAAGACGAGCTACCAGAAAGTGATGAGGAGATGGAGTTGTTTATGAATATGAAATACAAACCAGCCATTGAAATAGCTCAAGAAACAGCTATTGATACATTAATGTCTGAAAATCATTATAATGATATTAGAAGTAGAGTAGATTATGATTTAACAACTATTGGAATTGGAATAACAAAACATGAATTTCTACAAGGATCAGGAGTTAAATTAGATTATGTTGACCCTGCTAATGTAGTTTACAGTTATACGGATGATCCTTATTTTAAAGATTGTTTTTATTGGGGAGAAATTAAAACAGTTCCTATGACGGAACTAATTAAAATTGATCCAGACTTAACAAATGACGATTTAAATCAGATTGCTAAATACAGTCAGTCATGGTATAATTATTTTAACAACGCTCAGTTTTATGAGAACAGTATGTTTTATAGAGATACTGCTACGTTAATGTATTTTAATTATAAGACAACTCATTCATTTGTATATAAAAGAAAAAAATTAGCAGACGGAACTTATAAAACTGTAGAAAAAGACGATCAGTTTAATCCACCACAAGAAATGATGGATGAGGGGAATTTTGAAAAAATAACTAAAAGGATTGATGTTTGGTATGAAGGTGTTATGGTTATGGGAACCAACATTGTTTTAAAATGGAAACTTGCTGAAAACATGGTAAGACCTAAATCTTCCAATCAATTTGCAATGCCTAATTATGTGGCAGCGGCACCTAGAATGTATAAAGGAGGGTTGGAGTCTTTAGTAAAAAGAATGATTCCATTTGCTGACTTAATACAAATGACTCACTTAAAAATACAACAAGTTGTTTCTAGAGTTGTGCCAGATGGTGTGTTTATAGATGCAGATGGTTTAAATGAAGTTGATCTAGGGACTGGAAACGCATATAATCCTGAAGATGCTTTAAGATTGTATTTTCAAACAGGTAGTGTAGTTGGACGTAGTTATACTCAAGATGGAGAGTTTAATAACGCTAGAGTTCCTATAACTCAATTAACTTCTAATAGTGGAGCTAGTAAAATGCAAATGTTAATTGCAAATTACAATCATTATTTAGATATGATTAGACAAGTTACTGGACTAAACGAGGCGAGAGATGGTTCAACACCAGATCCTAATTCATTGGTGGGTATTCAAAAACTAGCAGCTTTAAATTCCAATACCGCAACACGACACATATTACAAGGTAGCTTGTATGTTACTAGAACAATAGCGGAGTGTTTATCAATAAGAACAGCTGATATATTAGAATATGCTGATTTTAGAGATGAGTTTGCTATGCAGATAGGAAAATATAATTTAAAAATTCTAGAAGATATTAAAGATTTATACATGTATGACTTTGGGATATTTATAGAAATGGCTCCAGATGAAGAGCAAAAAGCTATGCTTGAGCAAAATATTCAAATGGCACTTTCTCAAAAAGATATTAGTCTTGAAGACGCTATAGATATTAGAGAGCTTAATAATCTTAAAATGGCTAATCAACTTCTTAAATTAAAACGTAAAACTAAACAAGAAGCCGAGCAAGCTCAAAGACAACAAGAACAACAGATGCAAGCTCAAATGCAAATGCAAGCGCAGCAAGCAAAATCTCAAGGTGAGATGCAGAAAATACAGATGGAGTCTCAGGCTAAAATACAATATAGACAAGCTGATGTGGCTTTTGAAATTGAAAAACTTAAAAATGATG